GGGCTGAGTGGGGGTTTTGTGGGCAAGAATCGATTTGTTTGCTGGATTGGTAGGATTATATACATTTAACGTGGCGAGGCATTTAAAATGGCGATAACGGTGGTAGTTGAAGACGGAACAGGAGTCACTGGTGCTAATAGTTATGTGACGATTGCGGAAATAACGGAATGGGTGCTTTCCAATCCGCATGATTCCACTTGGGCTGCTCTTGAGGATGCCGCCAAGAATGGATACGCGGTAATGTCTTGCCGGGTAATGGAAGAGCAAATGGACTGGGACGGCTGGCAGACGGATTCTGACCAAGCTCGGGATTTACCCCGATCTGGGATGATTGATAAAAATGGAAATTTCATTGATAGCGATGAAATCCCAACTTCAGTGAAAAATGCGCAATCTGAACTTGCCCGGCTGCTGGCTATCGCGGACAGAACGGGAGACCCGGACACCGCAGGATTCAAGGAAATTGGGGTGGGTTCCATTAAACTTGTAATTGATAAGTTTGACCGCTCGCCTGTAATCGCGGACGCTGTTTGGAATATGATCCATTTCCTGGGATCAAAAATAAGTCTCAAAGGAACTTCTGAAGTAATTCGGATATAGGAGTTGATTAGGAAACCAAATGTTTTTTTGAAAGGTGTAATGATAGTAGCCGCTGGTGTGATTTTAGCATGGTGTTTGTGGGTTTCAGATTCAACACTATCCACACAGGTGGCGGAGCGGAGTTGCATACTGATACTTGGAATACCAGCACCGCCGCAGGCGATAATTGGGACAGTGAGACCGGGGTGGACTTATCAGTAGTCACCGACGTTTATTATTCTCCTTGAAATAGGGGGCTGAGTGGGGGTTTTCCGGTCTATAATCCATTTAAATTGTAAAGAGGTATATCCGTATGGGTTTGGCAGATGTAGTCCAAAAAGCGGCGAAAACGGCGTTTAAAATTATTGGGGATATTCCATTGACCTGCACCTATACGTCAAAGGGGGTTGCCGTCTATAATCCCGCCACCGGAGGTTTCACCTCGACGGATACCGACTATGCGAGTTTGGCGATTCTGTTCGAGGATTATCTGTCGGAAGAGATTACAGCGGCAGGCGGCGTGATATTGGCCACTGATCAAAAAGCCTCCATCCCGAATCTGAATTTAACGCCGACGCCGAAGATTACAGATGTGATTACCGATTCTAATAGCCAAAAGTGGACAGTGGAAGCTGTAGGGATTGATCCGGCAAGGGCATTGTGGATATTCCAGACAAGGAGGAGCGCATAATGGCAAGAGTTGTGTTTGAGAAAACCAAAATAAAAAATACCGTGAATAAAAATGGCGGGAAGTTTATTCGGAAAATCGCATTGGATGGATTGCGCCAGGTAATACGACAAAGCCCAGTGGATACCGGAAGATTTAAAGCGAATTGGGCTTCTTCTGTCGGTACTATGGCGGCAGGAACCACAAAAGATACTTCTGCAAATTTTGGAAAACAGTCGCAAGGCATTTCCCAATACAAATTGGGACAGACCATGTTCTTGCATAACAATTTGCAGTATGCACTTCCACTGGAATATGGATCATCCAAACAAGCCGCTAAAGGCTGGATAAGGAATACCGCACTTTCAATGCAACGTAAATTAAACCAAATTAAGGATCTGATATGAGCTACGCTCAAGAGAGAGTGGATATTGAATCCCGATTAGCTACTGGATGGAGCACAACACCCATTGCATGGGATAATGTGTATTACGTCCCGACGCCGGGAACGGCATTTATCAGGTGTTCAATCCTTCCAGGGGATTCGGAAGCGTTAGAGTTTGGCAGAAGCCCATTAAAATCTCATTTTGGGATTATACAAATCAGTATATTCGTACCAAAGGAAACGGGAACAGCAACGGCAAGGGGATATGTGGATACGTTGTCCGCATTATTTGATTTGGTGGCTTTTGGAGGAATTGATTGCGACGAAGCGTCGGTTCAGAATTTGGGGATTGAAGAGGACTGGTTCCATTTCGCAATTACGATTCCATTTGACCGCAGAGAATAAAAAAGGGGGAAGGTATGGATGATCCAAAAGTAGAGGTAGATTGTGATATTTGTGGAGAGAAATTAGAAATAATAGCTTCGGCATATGAAAAGGCAATGGAAAATGAACAGCCGATTTTATGTGATGCCTGCTTTGTAAAAGTTCTTGATGCGCAGGAAAAAGAGGAGGCGGCAAATAAATTAGAAAGGAAGTTTCGTTATTATGTGGATGATATCGAAATAGTTTTTCCTAATCTCGATGCGCTGGGCGCAAAGGGATGGGAATTGATACACATCTATAATGATAAAGCATATCTGAAAATGGAGATAATATAAAAAGGGGAAACAAGGGATGAAAAATAAAAATATAGTAGTAGTTCAAAACCTATTAAGGAACTTACCGCTTGCGGTATTAAAGGATGCGGAAGTGGTAGCAAATCTGGTTCGCGCCTTTGGCATTATGGACTGGGGGCATACATCAGGCCCGGAGGCGCGGTTTATTGGACAGGGCGCTTCGTTGGGACAGACTCCGGATCAGATTGCAAAGTTGCTTGTTTATATGAGTGCCTTCAAACTCGATTCGTTTTGTGAGATCGGAATTTATTATGGTGCGAATTTTCTTTTTTGTTCGGAGTATCTCAGGCGGTTTAATCCTGGAATTCAGTGTCTTGGTATTGATCCGACCGGACTTCTTGATGATGAGATTTTGATTATTATTAACACGGAAATGTGGCTTATTCACAAATCCGTTACGAGTGATGAAATAAAGGGGCAAGCATTTGACTTTGTTTTTATCGACGCGGAACATAACGCCCCTTGGCCAAAAAAGGATTATGAAAATCTTGGTCAGTATGCAAAATTCTGTGCTTTCCATGATTTACAGGAACCACTTTGGCCGGATGTCGGGGTGTTATGGGAAACATTAAAGAAAGTTCCGGGTAAAGCGATGGTGGAGTTTCTTGATGATCCGTCAGAACAAAAGACACATGGGATTGGTTTGATTTATAACAAGGAGCAAGATACCCAGAAAGGGGAAAAGTAATGGAAGCTTCTTGTTTAAAGGAAAAACAGATTCATGTTGTTACTGCTTTTGCTCGGTTTAACCTTCTCGATACTTTGATACAACATTATGAGCCGATGGGGATTATATGGCACCCAACACTTTTTGAAAGTGAATTAAAAGGGGATGTTTTTAACAAACCGTGGATTCAGCCATTTATTATTCCCGGCAATGCCCCAAAAACTGGTTTTATTAATGAGGGTTACAGGCGTAAGAACGCATTCATTCAAGGAGCATCGATTAGTAATGAAGATTATTATGTAATTTTTGACGATGACGACATGGTTGAGTCGGGCGTATTTGATACTATCCGACAAATGGATGATGATGTTATTTTTATTTCTATGAAACGTGGATATTCTATCCCCATAGATGCGATAGATGTGCGGCGGTATCCGGTAAATACCTTGCTGGCAACTCCGGAAAATATTGTAATTGGGAATGTTTCAGGCCAGCAATATATTTGCAAAGGGAAAATATTCAAACAACTCTATTTGGAGGAAACAGACCACTGTGCTGATGGGAGGATGGCTATATGGTTGAAAGAGAATTTCCCTATTCGGTACGAACCTCATCTTTACGCACTTTTTAATTATTTTGAGCCGGGGCGATGGGATAAGCATATTGCATTTGGTTGCATGTTTAATGATGTAAAGCGACTTGATCTTATTTTGCGGAATTCATCGATTGGTGAATACCAATGTTATACTATTTTTGATCCGGAAAGTGCTACAAAAGGGCTGAATGTGTTGCTGAATACGATTGAGAAGAATGGTGCATCCATTGGCATTCTTACACATCAGGATATGTATTACCGGCAAAATTGGGTGGAGGAAGTCAAAGCGCAAATAGCGCTTTTACCAGAGGACTGGGTGATTGCCGGTATAGTTGGAAAAGATGAACAGGGAGTTTTATGCGGAAAATTTCATGACATGAGCAGTCCATTATGGATTGTTTCTGAACATGAGTTTCCAGTAAAATGTTCGTGTATTGATGAATGTACCATAATTGTTAATATGAAATCTGGTTTTCGTTTTGAAGAAGAGTTGGAAGGATTTGATTTGTACGGAACATATGCATGCCTCCGTGCAAATGAAATAGGCTCTGCCTGGATCATTGACGCATGGGCAGAGCATTATTGTACTCGGTTTTTTGGTGATTGGGAGCCGGGGAAAGTGTTTAAGAAGATGTGGAAATGGTTGTACGATCGGTTCCCGGGGCAGAATTTAGAATCAACTGTTTTGATGGGCCGGAATATAAATGAACAAAAAACAGGGCAGGAGGTATAAGTCATGGCAGCGACTATCGGCAAGTTAGCAAAGGTGATGTACGGATCTGTGAAAATTGCGGGTCTTTCAACGTGGACAATGAGTGGATACACTGCGCAAACTTTAGAGGATACGGAATTTGGAGATTCTGTACAGTCTTTTGTGTTTGGTGGTGCGGGTGATCCGGGAGAAGTAACATTCCAGGGTTATCACGATCCGGCAGATACGACAGGACAGGCTGGATTTGCGGCGGCTTGCAAGGCAGGATCAGAGCTTACCAATCTGTATTTCTATGAGACCGCTACAAAATTCTGGGCGGTTGCGCCCGGCGGTAAAATTCTGCCTACAAAATGCGATTCCATCGTTTTCGAAAAGAATGCGCTTGGGATGGTAGATTTTGCGGGTAAGGTTTCCGGTGCCGTCATGACCGCGTATGGAACTTAATTATTAACTAAAAAGGAGGAAGTTACGATGCAGATAAAAGGGACGGTGTTTGATTTTTCAGAATCACAGGGAGATTGGTTTGAGTTTTTTGAATCTCGAATCGAGCTGTCGACTGGCGAGGTTATTTATGATAATCCGAAACCAGGAACAGGGCGGGCTTGTTTCCGTTCCACAGTGCCATTTATTCAGGAACGAATGGCAACCAGAACAAAACGGCATGAGTTTGTGCTGAATCCAAAAACACGGGCAATGGAGCGCGTTGAATTCTTCGAAAGTTTACTTTCTGTCGAAGCGCAGCAGGAGCTGGATGACATGATGGATTATGCTATTACTGGACTGGAACGGTTTTTCGACGCGGAAGGAAATGCGTTGGAATGCACTCGTGAAAATAAGTTAAAACTTTCAAAAGTCCCCGTGTTTGACAGGTACATGGCGAGGTGTCTGGAACTCCAAGCGAACGCTGGTGTGAAGCAGAAAGAGGTGGCTGAAAAAAACTCGAAGAAACCGTAGATTGGTATGAAGTATATGCGCCTCAATGTGAAGGGTGCATGGAAATCTACGGTGCGAAGGGAGAAAAACCACCTTGTGATGAATGCAGGCCGAAACACCTGGAAGAAAACACGGATGCTATTAATATTTTCTTCCAGGTGCGAGACCAGTATATTATGGGGAATGACGGCCCCATTGCGTTAATGCACGGCGCACTCCATTCACAAATGGAATTGCGGAAAATTAAAAATCGGGAAGACTGTTTTGATAAGGTTGTGTTTTTATCCAAGTATGACTTGATGAAGTCACGAGGAAGAGGATAAGCGGATGGCAACAAAAGCAGGCGGGGCGTACATAGAAATACGGGCAGAGGATGCGCATCTTGATCGTGATTTGAACAAGGCGCAAACAAAGATCGGGGTTGCCGCTGGAAAAATGCAGGGGCGTGTTCAAACTGCATTTAAATTAATGGCAGCTGCCGCTGTCGCGTCTACAGCTATGATTCTTAAAACAAGTATTTCTCAATTTGCAGATTTCGAAGTTGCGCTGAATCGTTTGGGTAATGTTTCTTCCCGTTCTCTTGGGAGTATGCGAAAAGACATTATGGGGATGTCTCCCCAACTTGGGACAGTGACGGAGTTGACAAAAGGGTATTATCAGGTTCTTTCGGCTGGTATTACGGAAACGAACGCTTCAATGAAAATGTTAACGGTATCCGCTAAGATGTCAAAAGAGGCTAGTGTTGCGCAAGGAGAGGCTGTCCGGGGTCTTTCTTCTGTTATGAGTACGTATTCAGATGAATTAGAAACAGCGACAGATGCTGCGGATTTGCTATATACAATTGAAGCAAAAGGTAAAACGTCCGTTGGAGAATTAATTCCATATATTGGTCGATTAGCAAATATGTCAAAAATGGCGGGGTTGTCTGCAAATGAAATGGCAGCATCGCTTGCGGCAATAACACAATCTGGGGCAGGTACTGCGGTATCTGTCACACAAATGATTGCGTTATTAAATAATTTGAATGTAAAATGGAAGGAACTTCCTGAAAGTATTCAGAAATACGGCACAGTTGCTGCTGCCGTAAAGGCATTAAAATTTGAAGGTGTTTTGAAAGAAATTGCAAAAGCAACAGACGGGAATCAAGCTGCAATGAAAAGAATGATGGAAAGTGTCGAGGCGCAAGGGGCACTATTTCAATTAACAAAAAATAAGTTTGCGGCGTATGGAGATAGCCTGGAAGGGATGACGAAAAAGACAGGTGCGTTTGATGATGCTTGGAAACGGTATTCTAAAACATTAACGGCAATCTGGGAAACTTTTAAAAATTCAATAGGTAGACAAGCCGTTCTTTTGGGAGAAAAGTTAGCTCCAAAATTAGGTGATGTGGTAAAGAAAATGGCGGCTTGGGTGGAACAAAATGATAAGTTGATTGGACAGAAAGTTGAAGCGACGATTGATAAGATTGGGACAAGTATTGAAAAAATGATAACTGTATATAATTCTCTTCCCAATGGCGTCATTGGCGCGGCTGGAACTGGAATTATTGTAGGAATTTTAACTGGATCACATCCAATTGGCTGGGCAGTTGCTGGATTAGTGTTGTTAAATACGCAACTTGAAAACTTAGGTATTAATATGAAGAAGGTGGGGAAATACGCGTCACTGGCGCAAAACCCCTTACTTATATTGTACGAATCGACTGCAAAAGCGAGTTTGGATGCACGAAGGGCACAAAGTGCTGATTTTAATAGTCTAAAAAAGGCGGCGGCAATTCAGAAAAAAATTGTTGAAGACGACGTCAAACGTAAGAAAATCGCCGCAAAAGTAATTGCCGATGCAAAAATAAAGTCAGATGCAGAAATAGTCAAATCTACTGCAAAA